CTAATATCTATAATTATTAATATATATAATATATATATAATACTATTATAATATTAAAATAGAGTTAATCCTATAATAATATAATGCTTAAAAATTAAGCACTATTTAATTATTAAAATAATTATAAATAACTATTGACATCCTTTAATATAATCATATAATAATGTTAATCATTATTAATTAATGATTAATTCTAACTAAAGGGAGTATTTAAAATGAAGCTATCTAAAAAAGACCTTCAAGAAATAGTTAATAACCTTGAAAAAGGCTTAACTCTTTGTTTACCTCAAGAAATCTCACTCAAAGAATATAAAAAGATCATTCAACAAATTGAAACCTTTGCATCAAGAAAGGAGGCTCAATCATGAGTGAACTAACATACTTTGCAATTCAATTTGTAATATTACTTGCCTATGGATGCTATGTATCCTATAAAGCTGGATATTCTAAAGGATTTGAAAGGGCACAAAATGAACTTTTATAAGCTATTATTTTATTTTATTTTAAGTTTATTTTCTTTTTATTGTTTTTTAATACTAGTACTTTCTAACTAAAGGAGACATTCAAATGAGAGTAGAAAACATGAGCAGCACAAAGACTAACAATAAAATAGCAAATCAATTCATTATAAAAGATGGAAATAGAGTTTTCTTTCAATCTTATAGGTCAATCATTGTTAAGATTGAGGATAACAAAACCTATTTAGATGAATACTATTGGAATTATTCAAGGACAACATCTAAATATAGATCAAGTTTTTTAGGTGAATCAACAAAAGAAACTTTAAATAAAATTAAAAATGGGGAATACATTTTAACCAATCTTAATTAGTTTAATCTTTTAAAGCCTTCTCTGGAGGGCTTTAAAGGGCTTAAATTAAGCCTTTATTCTAACTAAAAGGGAGTTTATTATGTCTTTAGCAAATGTAGCTTTAAGCATTGTCTCAAATGAAACAAGTGTAGATTCATTTCAATTAATGGATGATCTTACTTTCAAATCAAAACTTATTGACCATATCAAACAAGATCATGAGCTTTCAAGTATTACTCTTGATCTTATTGACTATGTAAATTCTAACTATTAAGGGGTAAATCATGAATAGATTTGATAATCACATTGAATTAACAAATGAAATAGTTCCTTGCTTTCTTTGCACATGGAATGACAACCAAATTGTTGAAATACATACTTTAGGAACTCTTGAGAGTAAGTACAAAGACACTAACCTTTTTGAAGGGGATTTGCCAATCTATGATTGTTTCCATGGTCATGATTTAGCAATAAGCCTCAAGGAATGGATGGAAACCATAGAATTAAATGAGGATTGGAGAGATCAAACCCTTGTATGTGATAACTTTAGAATTCAAAGGATTAAATAATCATGAAAAGATTTTTAGTAACTATTCCAGAGGTTCGAGAAGAACTAGTCCATGTTGAATATGAAATTGAAGCAAATGACATAGGGGAAATTCAAAAGCTTATTGATGATGATAAATTTTTGGATAAAGCTACCTATTTAGATACAAAAGATTCAATTTGGGGTTTTGATGTTAAAGATATTTTATATGATAAAAAACATATTAATGAATTAAAGGGGGAATAATCATGGCTTTTCAAGTAGAGGAATTTTGCCTCTTTGGAGGATGGACTAATACATGGTCTTATGATGATGAAAAAGGAAATACTATTTCAACCATATTTGACACAAGAGAAGAAGCTCAAAATGAACTCAATTTCTTTTTTCAAGAGATGGAGCATGAACTTAAAGAGGGGAATATTGATGATATTCCAGACAAGGAAGATTTTAGAATAAGGGAGATTAATCATGGCTAAAACTCAAGAAGTTTACACATTGGAGGATTTACACTCCTCTATTAGTGACATTCATTATCAATTCGATGAGGGGAAAATGACACAAAAAGAGGCTTACACACTAACAAAATTGTGTTGCCTTGAGTTCTTAAAGAACCAAAATGAATTAGACAAAGATTGCTTTTCTTGTGATTGAGCATAAATTCCCCTATGAATGGTACTTAAAGGACACTCTCTTCACCAAAGATAAGGGGAGTGTCTTTTCATGCTTTGCTTGTGGAGGAGGTTCTACCATGGGTTATAAACTAGCTGGATTCGATGTCATAGGATGTAATGAGATAGACCCCAAAATGATGGATGCCTATAAAGCAAATCATAACCCTAAATATGCTTTTCTCGAGCCTATACAAGATTTCAAATTAAGGGGGGATTTTCCGGATGAGCTTTACAATTTAGACATTTTGGATGGTTCTCCCCCATGCTCAAGCTTTTCTATGGCTGGGGATAGAGATGAAAAATGGGGAGTCGAAAAGAAATTTAGAGAGGGACAACAAGAGCAAGTTCTGGACACTCTATTTTTTGATTTTATTGACCTTGCCCATAAATTACAACCCAAAATTGTGGTAGCTGAAAATGTAAAAGGGCTTATCTTAGGAGCTGCAAAGTCATATGTCTTGAGAATTTATGAGGAATTCGATAAAGCTGGGTACTATGTAAGACATTGGTTACTTAATGCTTCTACTATGGGAGTTCCTCAAAGAAGGGAAAGAGTATTTTTCCTAGCTATTAGGAAAGACATTGCAAGTCCATTCATCGAGCAATTCGATATGTTTAGCATTACTCCTAAGATCAATTTAGATTTTAATGAGCCTGAAATCCCATACAAAGAGATTGAATCCCCTTATCGAGAAGAGAAGGGCAAACATATTCCAGAAGGCATCAAGATTTATTGGGAGAAGATAGAGGCTGGAAGGGCTTGTAGTGATGCCCATGAAAAGGGACATATGTTTCAAGAGTTCAAATTACATCCGGATAGAGTTTTACCCACAATAAGAGCTGGAAGTAATAGTTATTATCACTATAAAGATGCTAGAAGATTATTTGATGAAGAGATTATGAAGGGAGGATCATATCCCCTTGACTATAACCTCATGAGCAATCAAGCTATTTACATGGTAGGTATGAGTGTACCTCCTGTAATGGTAGCTCAAATAGCTACTAGAATTTATGACACATGGTTAAAACATATGTAAGGAGGCTTTATGTCTTTAATGAGTGCTTATTGTTTAGGATTGGTTATGTCTGGGGAAGTGGGTCATCGATCTATCCCTGTGGAAACTAAAATAGCTGTTGGCATGGCATATTATCGAAGAGCTGATTTTAAACCAGATAAGATTTGTGAAGTAGTAAACAAAAAATGGTCCAGTGAATACATCACCAAATTAAAAAGAGGTGATTATGAATATCCGGATAGCAAAAAACTTTTAGAGAATATGGTACTTGCTCAAAAAATAATCAACTTTAATTTTAAGAGTGATTATTCAAAAGGTGCTACTCACTTTCACGATAGCAGCATAAAAAATCCTTGGGGTTTTAAACCTGTGGTTAGGTTAAAAGCATATCCGAATGATCTTATTTTTTACTAGGAGACCAAAATGCAACATATAGACCGAGAATTGCTTATTATTTGTGCAATTATGCTTATTTTGATGATTTACACAAAAGTCATCAACATAGAGATCGTTATATAGCTTTTAAACACACAAAAACATACCTACAACACATTTTTAGTTTCTAGGTATATCTTTGCTTGTGTTTATATGCAAAAGTGTTTTACAGGGTCATTGTGTAGGTGATTTTTGAATGTGCTTAATTTTTAATCACTCTATTATAATATTATATAAGAGATATATAAAATATATGTATTAAAACCATTTTAATAATGAATATAAACATAGTTTATATTCATAGTTATTAATACTTTAATATTATAAGCGATAAGAAGTTATCCACAGGTTATCCACAGACTTATCCACAGGGGATAGTTTGTAAAAAGAATTAAAAATAGTGCTTGACAAGGTAAACATAATCATTTAACTTGATAATTCACTAACTTTCTAACTAGGGGACATTATGATTAGTCGCAAAATAAGAATATGTGCAGATTGTATTCATTTCGAAGAGACACCATCATTTTCAGCAGTATGCAAACGATTACCTACAATTGATTTAGTCAGTGGCAATAAGAGCTATAACTTATGTGTCAGTGCCAGATACAATGGAAATTGTGGCAATGCTGGTCAGTATTTTGAACCGATTGAAAATAAGAAAAAAGATTATCAATGGGATCAAATTTTGGAAAATAATCCGTTCTAACTATAAAGGGGATAACAATGGAAATTATATTAAATGAATTGAGGGTTCAAATGGAATCTTTAAAACTAGATGACATGAAGCTTGATGTCAAAATCAATAAGCTTGATGATCGTATCAAAAGACTAGAACAAGTCATAAATAATTTATCAATTCTCTTATCGGAGGTTCAACATGGCAAACGATAGAGATGATTTTGCCCCAGAGATAAGAAATAGTGCTTGGTGGGCATCGGATACCCGTATGGTCATGAATGGCAAAGCTGTTGAGGTCGTTATGCAAAAACAAGGCAAAATTGATCCCCCTGATTTGTCTCAAGTAGAGGCTGTTCAGATGGGTCATGTCATGCAACCCATTATTGGTAGGTTAGCACAAGACAAACTAAACATGGAGTTAAAAGATGCAGATTACCCTCTCACACATCCAGATCATAGTTGGCTACGTTCCCATTTCGATTTTATTTCTGCTGATGGTCGAGTATTGGTCGAAGCAAAGAATTACAACATTAATGCAAGGAATAAGTTTGATGCAGATAGCAATAGGATTCCTCCTGCTGATTATGCTCAAATTCTACACGAAGCAACCGTTCATCGAGTTGATCGTGTCATTCTTGCTGTCTTATTTGGTGGTCAAGAGTTTCAGACGTTTGACTTCACGTTCACCGAAGAAGAAAAAGACAACCTCATAAAAGATATGGCTGTGTATTGGGGTCATGTCAAGGCTGACACACTACCAGCACCTGAAACACTCGAAGCAACAAAGCTAATCTACCCACAAGATAATGGTCAGTCTTTAGTGGCTAATCAAGCCCTAGAAACTGCTGTGGCTCAATTAAAAGAGATTAGAGGGGTTGTTAAGCAATATGAAGAGAAAGCAGAGCAATTAGAGACTGCTATTAGAGCCTCTATGCAAGATTACTCTGATATTTTGAGTGTCAATGGTTCAACACTTGTGACATGGCGCTC